CACGTGCCGGTCATAACTACGGTCAGGGTTGATAGCAAGTCTATAAATGCCAAGTCGTTAGGGCTCTGATGGCCAATCGGCTGGGTCACGAACATGAGCGCATAAACAAAGCCGAGCACCGTAATGGCAAAGACGCTGGCAAGAATGATGCCCACAACAACAATTAGTCGAGCGTGAAGCTCCTCGGGTTTAAGGCGTGGTCTCATAAATCAAATCCCGTGTGCACGTTCCAGATGGATTGCAGATCGGTGGTTCGCATTCAGGCTTTTGCCAGTTTGACGGGTCTTGGCATGGGTAGCGATATGAGCCGTCATAACCGCAACTAGAAACCGCCCACGCAACAACTACGACAAGTAGCGCGTAACCGATCAACGGTCGCCATCGCATTACGACAGTAAAGCGGCTACTTCGTCGGCAGTAAGACCAAGTTTGGCAAGTGTGTCGGCTTTTGATTTTGCGCGGTCTAAATCTATTTGTGCTTGTTGCGCGCCGTCAGCATAATGTGCATCCAAAGCGGCGGTTTCCTTGCTTGTTGTTTCACGTATTTCGTCATTGATTTGTATCAAATAAGCCATGGCGTTCCTAACTGTTTGTGTATCCGTAAACGCGGATAGTGCCACCAGTAAGTGTTGCACCACCTGCAGCTGCAATGGTAAACGATGAATAACTGGTGTTGACTCTGTGTGAACCGCCGATAGCGCCGCTAAAGAGATAACCGTTTGCGGTTCCGCTCCAGTTTGTGTAGTCGGTTGTAAATGGATTAAAAATGTTCATTAAGAAATTTTGTGCTTTGTTTACATCTGAAATACTGATGTACGCACTTGCAGCATTGTTGCGGTTTAAGTTAGTTACTGCACCCGTGTCGTATCTAGTGATAAGCAAGTTGGAATAATAGCTAGCCGTTGAACCAACCAAAATAAATGTTACCGCTTGATCATCTGCAGACCATTGGCAACCTTCCATGGTGATCAAATAGTTTTCATATGAAGCGCTAAAAACGCTTGAGACAGTAACGGACGAAACGCCCGTACCAATTGCTTGAGCCGTGATCAAAGAAAGTCCAGCCGTCAAAGATTGCCATGCCGCACCGTCGTAATACTGGGTTGTGTTAGTTGCTTCAATGTATGCAAACTGACCTTCGGCAAGTACCTTTTCACCTGTGCCACCGAAAGCCGCGTCACGGGTTGTTGTCGTAGCGAATACAGGAATACCCGTATTTACTTCGGTCATTTCCGCAGCAGTCAAAACCTGACCTGCGGTAAATGCTGGAACTGATGTTTGCGCGTTAACTCCCATAAGTGCTCCTTATCCTAAGACATTCTCTGCGTCGAGTGTGCCATACACGGCGTCGTCCAATATCAACTCAAACACGATCGTTGTTGGCGCGGTGCTGTAAAGGACGCTGTGGCCTGTGCTGAAATCCAGTCGATGCTCGATGCCCTCAACTGACAGCTCTTGAGCCAACTGGGTTGTGCCAGTACCGCTTGCAAACGTCTTTTCTACGCTGATTGTGTCACCAATGTCTACGGTTGCCAGGGTGTCTTTTTGGGCTGTGGTCAGCATCAGAAACTTGGTTGCCACGGACGTGTAGCGCGGTTCGGGCTCTGGGTTTAGCAGATAGTCGGCAGCGTCATCAATGCTTGTTTGTTCATGTAGCAGGCTGTTTGTGATGCTTGTGGTCTGAATGAAATAGGTTGCGATAGACCCTGTATCGGTGGCGGTAGCGGTCTTACCGTCTAACCCCGTTACGACCGCGCGGTTGATAACCGAGTCAGCCTCAAACGAAATGCCTACCCCGTCATACTTAAAGTTGGTTCCGTCATCATGGAACGCTGCGATAGGCGCGCTTAACGTGTTGCCAATGCGGTTTTGGAAAGTGAACACGCCAGCCCTTGACATAAACACACGCCCAAACTCGGCGGTCTCGTTTATTTGGGTGATGTATTGCAACACGTTTGTTCCTGCCGGCACGGTGTAGTCGCTGTCGTGGCCTAGATTGACGGTGCCTGTGGCGATGCTTCGAGCGCCTGCTGGGAAGTCAACTTCTGGTAGGTCTAGGACTGTTTCTATGCGTTCGCCTGATGTCTCTGGCGTTACGTTTAACTCGTCTAGAAATGTTTGTGCGAGTAGGTAGAACTGGTCAGCGCAATACACGGTGACGCTGTCAAGACCGCCAAGCGCAAAGTTGTAGTCATAATTGATAACGAAACCAGAAAAAATTGACTCAGGCACATCGGTTGAGCTGTAACGGATAAGTCGGACTTCGCGCAATGGGGCAAGCCCAGGCTTTGCTTGTGGGGTGTCGTAGTACGGACTGTTTTGGTCAAACGGGTTAAATATGCCGTCCACGTCTTGAATCGTAAATGTCATTGTGCCGGCGCTGAACTGATCGCCCACATCACGGCGACCGCGGCGCACGTTAATGCTAATAGTTGAATCCATGACGTCAACAAACTCGGTTGTGCCGTCAAGAACATACTCGGTGTTATCAAGCACGCCTTTAAGCGCATCGTCAAGAATAAACGCGTCAACCTGAAAACCTGTAGCAATCTTTAGGTCATAGTTACCTGAATTGACTACGGCTGTGCCTGGCATTACGCCACCTGTAACTGCAACGGCCCAGCGCTACGCGAATAAGCGCGCAAAGCGTTAACGACCGACTCACCTATCTCGGCGCTAGTAGCAAGACCGCCTGTGACGTTAATGGTCACTCCCCCGCCATTGTTTAGACGGTCTAATGGCACTACGGCTTCTGGGCCTGCTTCGCCAATCAGAGCAAGAGTAGGGGAGCTGACAATTCCACCTTCGGCCATTCGAGGGATGCTTGCGCGACCTGGTGCTGGGCGTGTTGGCTCGGTACCGCCAGGAATGAGGTTTGACAAGTTTGGCAGTCCTTCAAGAATGTTTGCCACGTTGCCAACAATTGGCATGGCTAGTCCGCCAAGGATTCGTGCTGCAAGACCACCAATGCTGTTGATTCGCTCAGCTGCATCTACAAGTTTGTTGAACGCAACAGCCAATCCGATTACTGCGCCGGTTGCCAAAATAAAAGGGTTGGTTGCTAAAGCAATGTTCAACGCAACTACGGCGGCTGCAATTGCTCCGATCGTAATTGCGATTCGAGTAAACACTTCTGGGTTATTTTGTGCCCAATCCGCAAACTTTTGCATGTAGGGCAAAACTTCTTCCAGCACAGGCAAAAACGCAGCGCCAATTCCTTCTTTAGTTTCGGCAATTGAGTTCTTAAAGATCGCCATTTTTCCTGCAGCGGTTTCAGCGTTCTTTGCTACCGCGCCACCAAAAGTTCCACCTAGAACATCCATGACTTGCTCAAGGGTTGCGCCTTCTTTAATCATTGTTGCCATTTCTGGGCTCAATGATCGCAGCGCCTTAAAGTTGCCCTGGTACGCCTTTGCCAATGCGTCAGCAACGGTGGTGCTGTCCGCTTGTAGGGCTGTGCTGATGTCCATGACAAGGTTCATATCTTTCATGGCCAAGTCAACGTCTTTGGTACCGCGCACAAGTGCTTCAAGTGACTTGCGATATTCGGTATCAGCAATGCCAGACGCTCGAGACATTGCGCTGATCTGTTCTTCAATTTGAGCGGTTTGTGCGGCGCCTGCGCCAGTCACATTTTGCAAAGTAAGCGCTAAAGCGGCTTGCTCTTGCTGGTCTTCCATGGCGGCCTGAGTCGCATCACCTATTGCAACGGCTAAACCAGTCAGCGCGGCAGCTGCCGGTACTGCAGCCTTTTTGATTGCAAACTGGGCTTTTTCGCTTGTTGTTTCAAGTTGCTGAAACTGTTTGATTGCTTTCTTAATGCCCTTGCCGTCAAATTCGGAGATGATAGGGAGTACTACAGCCATTACATCAGCTCCTTAGAAGTCTTGTCCATAACGCGCTTCACTAGGTCGGTCATGCGTTGATTGACGTCGTCCTTGTTGCGCTCCCATGCTTTCCACATTACTCGGGATGGTTGACCAAACTTGGCGTTAAGACGTGAGCCCATTATGCCGTTAGTCAAAAAGTCGAACAATCCAGCGTCTGGGTTTAGCCACTTAACCACAAAGGTTGCAAGGTTCACATTTTGCCCTGCGTATTCTTTGACCTTTTTGGTGTTAATCATTGCTTTAACCTGGTTGTTGTTGCTCCAAGGAAAAATCTCGTATTGCTTAGGCGCCCATTTGCGCGACCAACCGCTTAATGGTTCCTTTAACGGGATTGCTTGATACGCATCGTCAACCACGTTTTGCACAATCATTTTGTAATCGCGTGTAATTTCTCGACGCAAAGATTTGTCAATTTTGTTCAAGGTTTTTAGGGCGTCCTTAATTCCGACTACTTGTACCGTTGTTTCAATGCCGCGCCCTTGCTCTACATAACCTCTGTATGGCATGACTACCTTCTTTTTTTGTTTGCCTCGTTAAGCACTTTAATGACGGTTGCTAAGTCTCGTGAGTCAAACGCAATGTCGCTAGGCCACCAACCGACCGCGACCAGTACTTCTGCTAGTTGGCGGCGGTAGGTGCCGCGTCCGTAGGGTTTGGGTCTGTCTCGTCCAGTACCGGCAAGATGTCGATGTCAGGGTTTTTGCTTAACCATTCGCGCCAGTTGTCGCCAACCTGTTCGCCTTTGATCTTTAAGATCGTGTGCATCCAGCAGGCGTAATCCGAGTACAACGGGTTTGCGGAGAGCTGTTGAATGTTGCGACGTTCAAGCCGTTCCCATTCCGTGACCACAAACAGGTTTGTGTAGTAATACTCTGGAGCGCTGTCAGGGGTGCGCTTTAACTGCAACTTGATCTTCATGTGTCTCCTATGTCGGCTTGGAGCCGTTGATTATGCGGTTGTATCTACGCTGTACACGCCACCCTGAAACTCGATATCCCATTGCGACAACTCGCCCAAGGACGCGTTGATTACAGGGATTGATGCAAGGTATGTGTCGGTCAAAATAAAGCCAGGGTTTGTTGCGCCGTCTGCAGCGCTCGTTGGGTTTACTTTGACGGTGCACTTAGTGCCCAACAATGGCGACAATGTCGCATAAGTTTGGCTTGATGCGTAGGATGCGAAGACCGTCAGGGTCAAACTATTTGA